TGCAAACGTCAATAACGATGCCGAGAACAGATTCTTGTGCGGTGCCCATTGGGTGTTCCGTTGATTACCTTAGTATTATAGGGCATCTGGGGTCAGGTGTCAAGAGGTCAATTGGGTAGTTATCTTCAAGTATCTTCAGATTCCAAAGTATTAATTGGATTTATATTTACTGGCAAAATTTGCTGATTTAATGCCTGAATGTAAAGTTGTTGATTTGATTGATTTGCCCTCACAACTTCATTTCTAAAACTTTCCACCGCAGCACCAGTTTGATTTGATTTCTGTGCGATTTCCACTGCCATAAAAGGCATCCATGTTACGGCACAACCCCATTCATCCACTGGTTCTCCTGTATTTGGATTTGTGCCCCTTATCTGCGTATACCAAGCACATTTTAATCCAACACAATCTTTCTTGATGAGAGGGCAGAAATTACCCTGCTTAATTTTTGCCATAATACTTTAAAATTTAAATCGGTTGTTTTGGCCAGTCTGGATGATTCAAATCAACAACTAGAGGTTTTGGATCTGAAATTTGTTCTGGCAAATTTCTAAGATTTTGTCTATAAGTCTTCCACAATAATTTAGCAGAGTCTGATAATGGACTGTCATTCCCCTGTGTCCAATCAGAATTAGTTAAAAGTCCATCTCTTCTTCTTCTAAATTCTTTCCAATAATCTCTATTGTTTTCTATTTCCTGCTGAACTTCTTTAAGTCTATTAAGTTCATTCTGATGATCAATAATTGCTTGTTCAAAAATACCCAGTTCTGTTATTCTTTCATTATTGTCAATATCAGTATATTCAATTTCTCCCCATTCCCCATACCACTGAACAGCATGAATATTTGATGGAATCCAAGACAAGTCTTGATCTATTTCAGATAAGTAATTTCCATCAATAACAATTGATTTATTTGGAACAATAATAGCAAGTCTCATATTATTTAATAATTGTAAATCCATCCAGTACAGATATATTTAGTTTGATTTTTGGGAGGATACCCTCTATGAGCATAAGTCCAGGTAGCAGGAAAAATTAGCATTTTTCCAGTCTCGGGTTGAATTTTTCTACCATTGACAAATTCAGTGTAACCGTCGTTTTTGATAGTATTCAAATACCATATGTAAGTTAAAATTCTTCCGCCCAAATTTTCCGAATTATGAAAATCATCATGCCAGGTATAAAATCCACCCGGAACAGTTTTTTGTATCTGATATCCTGTATCGGATGTTTTTCTATATCCCATAAAAGGTTTTGCCTCTTTTGGAATAAATTTTAGATATTCTTTTACATTTTTTCTCAAAATCTCACACAAAATATTATCTTCTTCTCTCCAAATATCATAGTGACTTATTTTTAAGTCCATGGACTGCTTAATATCCATATCCAGTCCATGTCCAACAACTCCTTGAACTTTTTCATTACTTTGTTCAAATTTATCAATTAAATGATCACAAAACTTTTCAGACAAAACATTTTTTTTAACCCATATAAAATTATTCATATAATATTAATATTACTCGCTATTGTTACTCTATTTGAATTTTTCTCAGATGGATTTACTCCATGCGCTAAATTTGAAGTGAAGATGACGTATTTACCTTTCTCTGCAATTATATCATAATCTGAAGACCATTCTATAAATTTTGAAAGTTTTGATCCAATCTCCCTGAGTTTAAAATTGGATGGATAAAAAGAAGTAACATCACCATCAGTAAGAAAATATATCATAGACAAATCCGCTCCTGGATGACGGTGAGATGCCATATATGATGTTTTGTCATAACAATTTGAAAAAGAAAAAAGATTAAATCTTAAATTAAATTCATCAGAATGTTCTAAGAGAAAATTTTTTACATATTTTCCAATAATATTTGTATATAATTTATAGTCTATTACATTAACTCTAAAATCACTTTTTACCGATGAACGAATGATATTTTGATTTTCAAAATTATTACTTATTATTTGGTTTAAATAATAATCTTCTATGATTTTTTGATCTTCATTTGAAATTTTTGACTCAAATAAAAATTCATTAGGAAATAATTTAAACATTAATTTTTAGAACATAAAATAATATCAATATATTGTACCGCAAAATCCATAGAAGATCCAGAAAAATTAGCAGTATTGTTGTGAGTGTGAGATCCCCCACCAAAATTAGTGTCTGTCCTTGTTCTTAATCTTACACCACCACCACCAGTGTTACTGATAGCATCATATGGAAAATTGCCAAGAGTGGTGTATGAACCCTGTCCAGCAATTTGGTCGTCTGAACCAAATTCGTGAGTGTGTGATGGTATTTGACTATTACTCAGGGTAAAAGAATTATTTGTAACTGAGACAGAACCAGTTGGAGTTCTTGTAGAAAAAACACTGGTAAAAGCAGTAGAACCACCAGATCCACCACCAGTTCCACTTACAACACGGAGAGACTTATCATTATGTGTTGTCTGTTTAGTCCATCCAGTTGGAGCATTTCCTTGGTAAAAAAGCATTACAGATCCTGAAGGAATATCTGATGCTGATGTAGTGGCACCACTAACATCTACCCAAGCACCACCATCTCTTATTTTTATTGCCATAAGATATACTAACTAATTCCTAAAAGTACTTTAAGTTCTTCAATACTTAAAAATTCCTCTTTTATTTATGGTTTAATATTTAATGAGTGCAAGAAGTGCAATCCAATCTGGGTGATTTTCATCCAAAACCAGTGGTTTAGGGTCACTAATGTTTTCTGGAAGATCTCTCAGTTGTTGACGATAATTTTTCCAAGCAAGTTTTTGTTCTTCTGTCAATGGAGCATCAGGAATTTGTGTCCAATCAGAATTTAAAAGTTTAGAATTTCTTATTAGTCTAAGTTCTTGCCAATAATCTCTTGCTGCTTCTTTTTCCTCTTCGAATAGAATTTTCTCATCTTCAAGTCTTTGTTTTTCATTGTTAAAATCTACGATTGCTTGTTGATATATACCAAGTTCTTCTATTCTTTGATTTGAAGAATAATCTTTAAATTCTACTTCTCCCCAAGTATCATACCATCGAACGGCATGAACATTTGAATCAATCCAAGATATATCTTGCTGAATATCTAAAATAACTTCTCCATCAATTGAAATTTTTTTATCTTCGGGTATAATTGTTATTCTCATTGTTTTGAATCTGGTAATGTATTTATTGGATTATTTGATAAAGTGACTTGTGTTGGCATTACTTTTTGTTGTATAGAATTAATATAAAGTTGTTGATTTTTTTCACTTGTTTTTACAACCTCATTTCTAAAGGACTCTACTGCTGCTCCAGTCTGTCTTTGTTGTTGAGAATTTTCAATTAAAAGTATTGGCATCCAGGTGATTGCACATCCCCATTCATCAACTGGTTCTCCAGTATTGGGATTTACTCCTCTAATTTGAGTAAACCAAGAGCACTGAAGTCCTACACAATCTTTTTTAATTAGAGGACAGTATTTTCCTTGTTCAAGTTTCATAGTTAAAAATTAATTCTTCTGACATATTATAGCATCAACATACTGAACTGCAAAATCCATTGTACCTCCAGTGAATCCATGACTGTGAGATCCATTGCCCCCGGTCGATCCTGTGTTCGATCCCGTTCCGGTATTGGTTATATAATTAAAATTTTTAACAAACGCACCAGCATTAAGGTTATCTGATGCAGTATTTCTCATAGTGTGCGTGTGAGATGGCATTTGACTAATCGTAAGCGTATGAGCATCAACACTACCTGTAGTAGTTCTGGAAGCAAAAACACTGGTAAAAGCAGTAGAACCACCAGATCCACCACCAGTTCCAGAAACTATTCTTAATGCTTTATTGTTATGACTTGTTACTTTAGTCCATCCAGTTGGAGCACTTGCTTGGATAAAAAGAATTGTAGATCCTGAAGGAATAACTGAACTACCAGATGCACCAGATGCATCAGAAGTATCATACCAAATATCACCGTCACAAACACCCGTTGGTTCAGTCTCTTGCACATAACGAATACCATAAGCATTACTGTCTTCACCAATTGTAATTGTTGTGATTCCAGCATTAGTAGCAGTTGTTATTGGATTTGTACATCCATAGTTCTCTTGTACAACATCTACATCCGATAATATTCCTCCACCACCACCATCAGCAACAGCAGAGATAGTAAATCCACCAGATGCTACTGGATCTATGGTTATGTTAGTTCCAGCGGTGATTAAAACATCATCATTTACG